AACGACCGTTGAACGAAAATGAACGCACTTTCTTTTGTTCAAATAAATCATTTTTGTTCGTAAACTCGTTAATTTGTGATTTTGAATTGCTTGAATGTGATGACGAGTATTTTTGGTCTCCTAGTTTAATTCGCAGACAAGAAGAGCGAAGAAGTAAATTTGAGAAAAAGCAGGAGCAACGTAGGCTCGCAGGCATTAAAAGTGGAGAAGCTCGCAGAAAAAAGGAACAAAAACGAACGACCGTTCAACGAACTTCAACGGTCGTTGAACAAAACGAACAAAAGGAAAGGAAAGGAAAGGAAATTAATAATATAGAGAGAGAGACGCGCGCGCGTGAAGATGAAAATTCTCTATCTATGTTTGACGATGATGAAGTAAAAAATAAACCTATTTACGAATTGTATATGAAATCAATTGGAGTTGTATCACCTGCTATTAAAGAACGGTTAGATGATCTAGTTGAATCATATGGTAAGGAACGAGTTATTGTTGCTATCAATACCACAGCCGATAACGGGGGTAATAGTATCAAGTATGTTGAAACTGTTACAGCAGGGAATTTAAAAAAGGAGGTGAATAAAGATTTTGGAACCACTAAACGTAACAGCAGCAATAGAGGCTCTTCGAGAAAAGACGAGCAAGTTGACTGGCAAGCGGAATATGAAAGAGTACACGGTAAAAAATGAGTTCTTTTATCCAATTTATGATAAACCAGTAGTCATTCAAACTAATGTTAATACTACCTATGCTGCAGTTGGAATTCCTAAACGATATTACGATATGGATTTCGACTGGTTGCGTAAGCATGGTAGTTTCCCGAAAGAAAATGCTGAAGCCTATGCTGTGGTTAAGGAGTACTCTCATAACCTAAAAGAAAATCTTGAGTCTGGCAAGGGGCTTATATTAAGGGGACCAGCTGGTACAGGAAAGACATCTATTGCAGTTAGCCTTCTAAAAGAGGCCATGAAATTAGGTAGAGGATGCCTTATGATTTCAATGCCAAATCTACTAGATAATATGCTCACGTTATCTAAGGGCGATAATGTAGCCTATCTGAGCTATGAGCAAAAACTTAGAAATATTCCCTTGTTATTGCTTGATGATTTCGGGGCAGAGTATTCGAAGTCTGACTGGGTAGCATCTAAGGTTGAAAGCGTTATTATTGATCGCTACAACCGAATGAAGCCTATCATTCTTACGACGAATTATAGCGAGACCTGGACTGAAGAAAATTATAGTCAAAGAATATACGACCGCTTACGTGGAGAATATGAAGAGGCTATATTCAATGGAGAATCACACCGATGAAGATTCTCCTACGATGTCAGTTTAGGTTTAGAAAGAAAGCCCATAACCGGTTTCCAACGTTAAATGAGTATATTGATTGTGAGCGTGGTTCTACTATAGCAGCCGCCGCTATGAAAAAGAAATGCACCGAGCAAGTCAAAG